GCTAACGCTCGTAAAAACAGAGTTTTAGGTTTTGATAATCTAGGTGAGTTTGAAGTATTAAAAGAACTGGGAACATACCGTGGTGATTGGGTAGCAGGTAGAGATTATGCTGTTAGAGATTTGGTTAAAGATACTTCTACAAATAATATTTTCTTTTGTAATACAGCACATACATCTTCCGGTGCACAACCATTAACAACTAATGCAAACTCTGCAAATTGGGATCTTATAGTAGATGCAGCAACGGCAACCGCAGCACAAGCATCTGCAACATCATCAGCAGCAGATGCATTGCAACATAAAAATGATGCAGAATCAGCTAGAGATCTTGCTGAAGGCTATAAAGATACAGCAAATACAGCAGCAAATAATGCCGGCACTTCAGAAACAAATGCTAACACCGCTAAAGGATTAGCGGAAACTGCTAGAGATGCAGCTATTGCTGCACAAACCGCAGCAGAATTGGCACTTGATACTTTTGATGATAGGTATTTAGGTGCTAAAGCATCTGACCCTGCTACAGATAATGACGGTAATGCTCTTATAGATGGAGCGTTGTATTACAACACAACAGCAAATATAACTAAAGTTTATGATTTAGGTTCAACATCATGGTTGCCTTTAAACATTACTGGAAGTGATTTAGCTAATACAAATACAGTTGCAGGTGCAATTACTAATGTTAATGCTGTTGGTACAGATATTTCTAATGTTAATACAGTCGCTACTAATATTAATAACGTGAATACAGTTGCAGCAGATATAGCTAAAGTAGTAAAAGTAGCTGATGATTTAAATGAAACAGTATCTGAAATAGAAGTAGCAGCAGCAGATTTACAAGAAACAACTTCTGAGATAGATACAGTTGCAAACAGCATTGCAAACGTAGATTTAGTTGGACAAAATATTTCTGATATAAATGCATTAGGTCAGGTATTAGCAGGTCAAACAACGTTTACTATTACAGTACAAAATGTAGGTGGTTCTAATTATTACTTTGTAGATGGTGTACAAGCACCAACTCTTAATTTAATAAGAGGATATACATATATATTTAATCAAGCAGACAGTACAAATAATAATCATTTAATAGCTTTTAAAGATGCAAGCGGTAATGCATATACAACTGGCGTAACATCTAGCGGACAAGCAGGTCAAGCAAATGCAAATGTAACTTTTGTTGTACCTACAAATGCTCCTGGCTCATTACGTTATTACTGCACAGTACATGGTAATGGTATGGGTAATACTATTGCTGTTGGCGATGACAATATAGGAGTAGTTGCTAGTAATATTACTGACGTTAATACTGTTGCAACTGACATTACAAACGTCAATAACGTTGGTAGTAACATTGCAAATGTTAATACAGTAGCTACAGGTTTAGCAGGTGTAAATGCTTTTGCAGAAAGATATAGAGTTGGAACAACAAATCCAACAACTGATTTAGATAATGGTGATTTATTTTATAATACAAACTTAGGAAAATTACTTGTATATAACGCAACTACTAGTGCATGGGAAGAAACACAGACTATTGGTAATTTCTTTATAAATACACTTTCTGCTTTTAGTGGCACAGGTGGTAATGGTAGTGGAGCATTTGATAATGCTGCATATAAATTTACACTTAGCAATGCAGGGCAATTTGCACAACAGATGTTGGTTAGCATTAATGGTGTTGTTCAAAAACCAAATGCAGGCACAGGTCAACCTAGTGAAGGATTTGCATTAGATGGTAGTGAAATTGTATTTAGTTCTGCTCCTCCAACTGGTGCTGATTTCTTTATTGTTACTATCGGAGCAACAGTTAGTATTGGTACTCCAAGTAATGAAACGGTAACACCTGCTAGTTTTGTAAATGGTACATCTAGTAATGACGGTAAATTTTTAAGAGCTAATAATAATGCAGCACCAAGTTTTGAAACAATAACTCAATATCAAGCTAGTGCTGTTATTGCACTTTTTGACCAAACAAGTCCTACACCAATTCAAAGATTATTGGCTAGTAGCGAAGGTGTAACAGTTCAAGGAACATCTGCTGCTGTTAGTAAATTAATGTTTAGAGATAGAACAACAGCTAACTTTTTAAAATTTAAACCTGTTGATACATTATCTGCTACTGTTGAATTTACTTTACCTTCTGCTGATGGCAATGCAGATGAATTTTTAAAAACAGATGGAAACGGTGGGTTAAGTTTTGCACAAGCATCTTCCCCAGAAATTTATGGATTTAGAACTGACACAGATCCAACAAGTAATACCTTTGGGCATTTGTTAGTTACGACAACTAATGGTGGTGTGGACAATATTTCTGGTACAGATTATGATGCGTTTGAAGATGTGATTTTTGCAGCTACAGGTTTTACCTTTAGCACAAATGCAAATGGTAAACTAATCGCAACTATTTAATCATGGCAACTATTGATTTAGGCAAAATTAAACAAGTCTGGAGAGGTACATGGAGTAATAGTCCTAACCCTGCATACTCGGTTGATGACCTTGTTGAGTACACAGATACTGGTGTTACTTCTACATATATTGCAGTATCAACTCCCGGTTCACAAGTACCATCATCTGGTGGTTCTGTACAATCAAATTGGAATTTAGTAGCAAAAGGTACAGCAGATCCAATACCTCAACAATCTGGTAATGCAGGTAAAGCACTTGTTACTGATGGGTCAGCAGTATCCTGGGGCGATGGAGGTGCTTGGACAAAAATAGCAGGTGGTGTTGGCCCTAATCCGGGTTCATCAGCAGGTATACAATTAACCAACATATTTTCTGACAGTTATAAGTTTTATAAAGTTCTTTTTAGTTTTAGGCAAGATGATTGGACACGAATTAGATTTATAAAAGCTTCTGACAATAATCCTCAAAGTGCTGCTAATTATACATGGTCTATATGGCATACACAAATAAACGCTGATACATATAACCATCAAGGTAGTAATAATCAAACTGATTTCCCCGGTAATTATTGGAATGCTACTGATAGTGGATATTGTTTAACTGAATTAACATTTTTTCATCCGTATGCTTCAAGCGTAAAAACTGGTTGTTCTATTGTGGCTACTTTTAATGAGGGTGCTACGTTCCATGCACATCATGGGGGGGTTGTTTACGGAAATGCGGAATCTCATAGTGGTGTAGAAATTTGGGGGTCTGCCGGTGATATTTTAAGTTCAACTAATTTTAATTACATAGTTTTAGGAGCAAAAGTTTAATGAAAAAAGCAACATTACAAGCTGATGGAAGTTGGGTACTTACTGATTTAACTTCTGCTGAACAAACGCAATACGACAATGAAGTTGCAGCAGCAACAGCACAAAGAAATGCACAAGCAGCAGCAGTTACAAAAAAAGAAAATGACAAAGCATCTGGTAAAGCAAAACTAAAAGAACTTGGTTTAACAGATGATCAGATTTCTGCTCTATTAGATTAAGAAAAATGCCATTAACTAAAATTTCTACTGATGGTGTTAAGGATGACGCTATAACAAAAGCAAAAATCCCTGCAAATCAGATAGAAGCTAGTGAATTAGCTAATGATGCGGTAGACACAAATGCCATACAAGATGAAGCCGTAACATTAGCTAAGTTACCACATGGTGACAGCAACAATGATGGCAAATTTTTAAGAGCAAACGACGGTGCAGATCCTACGTTTGAAACAGTTAGTATACCTGCTGTTACACCGTCAGCAGTATCTGATCAAAACAATACTTCTGTAGGATATTTTGATTTACCAGTAGGTAATACTAATGATCGTCCAGGTAGTCCGGCAAAAGGAATGATTAGATATAACACAGATCTTGAAGCTATTGAAGAATATAGAAATAATGCATGGCAAGTTTTATCAAATATAAGTTCAGTATCTGGAGGTACAGAAACAACATCTGGTGGTTATACCATACACACATTTACTACTACTGCTAATTTTACTGTTTTAGGACAAGCAAAAACTGGTGTTGATTACATTATTGTAGGTGCAGGTGGTGGCGGTGGAAACACTCGTGCAGGTGGTGGTGGTGGTGGTGGAGTAGTAGTAGCTACTAACCAGACAATACCTGCCGGAATTCATTTAGTAACTGTTGGTGGCGGTGGTGCAGGTGGAATCGGTGGATTAAATAATGGTAGCAACGGATCACAAGGTCAAAATTCATCTTTTGGGTCAATACAAAGTTGTGTTGGTGGTGGTTACGGTGGTGGTGAAGCAAAACAAGGTGGAAGCGGTGGTTCTGGTGGTGGAGGATCTGATGGTTTAAGCGGTGGTGCAGGTACAACAGGACAAGGTAATAATGGCGGTGGTTCTACTGGTGGAACTGGTGGCGGTGGCGGTGGCGGTAAAAATGCAGTTGGTAGTACACCTAGTAATTATTCTGGTGGCGACGGTGGTTCTGGTATAACTAATGCATATAGTGGTAGCAACATAGTTTATGGTTCTGGTGGTGGCGGTGGAAGTCGTGACGATTATAGTGGAGGAGTTGGTGGCGGTAACGCAGGTAACGGAGGAAAAAGTACAGCCACTCCCGCTACAGAAGGAACAATCAACCGTGGTGGCGGTGGTGGTGGCGGTGGAAGGCACAACAGCGCTGACAACGCTCATGCCAACGGCGCTAACGGTGGATCAGGTATTGTTATTATTAGGTATTTAACTTAAAAATTATGGCTCATTTTGCAAAAGTGGTTAATGGAACAGTAGAAAGAGTTATTGTTGCAGAACCAGAATTTATGAAAACATTTATTGATGATAGTCCGGGAGAATGGATACAAACTTCATATAATACAAGAGAAGGTGTACATCAATTAGGTGGTACTCCGTTAAGAAAGAATTATGCAGCAATTGGTGGTACATATGATAAAGATAAAGATGCCTTTATACCTCCAAAAAAATATGCAAGTTGGGTTTTAAATGAAACAACGTGCGTATGGAATGCACCTACACCTTATCCAAGTGATGGTAAAGATTATGAATGGGATGAATCTTCTACCTCTTGGAAAGAAATTACTTAATTTTTTCGTGCATTTGCCTTGTCATTAATCCAGTAATGACATATAGAGGAGACAAGGTTAAAATTAATAAAAGACAAAGAACACTAGAAAATGCAAGTGTTTTTACTATTAACAATTTAACCATGAGAAAAATCTTAGACGCTGTTACAATTTTATCTGCTTTGCTTAGTCTTGGCATTATTGGTACAGGCTTGTATACATACAATTTTGTACGCAGCGAACAATTTAAAGCTAAGATTATGAATCAAATACTTGGCGAGGTAAAAGGGCTATTACCTAATGTATTGGATAAAGGATTGCCTGACATGACAGGGCCATCTATTCCTACACCACCTACACAAAAAGAATTAAAATTTTAATTGGAAATACCTGAGATACATATACCTGATGTTCATATACCATATACCTATCTGCCTGACTATAGCCACTCAAATGTACAAGTAATAGGTTGCACTTATTACCACAGAGATACAAAAAATACAGGCAATAGAAATTTAATAATAGAAGATCCTAATGGTGTGATTAGTAATTGTCCGTACCCTAGTTTTAACCCATTAAACTATGTACCAGATCAATTAACAATTACAGAAGAGATGCCTAATCTTGCTAATGAAAGTGAGATGCCAACTAGTGAACCACCTAAAACAAACACAACAAACAATGAAAAAAAAGAAGAAGAAGAATATAAACCTTGCCCTCCAAAGGACGCACCATTTAGAGAAGGAGATTACAGAAATGATAAAAAAATTGAAAGATTGGTAAAATATGAAAGAAGTATAGATGGCTCTTGTGATCCGATCTGGGAAGACGTACCATTCAGAGAAAGTTTTATTGGTACTTCCGAAATACTTATTAGCACTACTGTTATTGGCTTGGTTGCCGGTGGTTCTGCTGCTCTTGTACCCTTGATACAGGGGGCAGCAAAGTCAGCTATAAAACAATTAGGTAAACGTCTAAGTAAATCTAAGGTTTTAAAGAATGAGAGTGAGGGATCACCTGACCAGGAGGAACAGTAACACTAATTCCCTCGCATATAGATGCATACTTGCCTGTGAATTGTACTCCCAACTTAGCTTGTTCACCACATACCTTTAACCTAAACAAAGCCAATTCTAATTTTCCTTTTTCATATAATAATTTTTGATTTTTTATATTTACTTCTGTAGCTTGGTGACATAGTGCAGGTGCTTTGCCAAGCGGAATACTAAACTGTGCTGATATACCGTAGTTTAAATTGTAATTATCTTTCTCAAACCTTGGTGTTTCTTGAACATACTTTATAGCACCTGTATCTTCGTTATATATATTTTGTCTAGTGACAGTTTCTATAGGTCGGTTAAATGACCATGAATCTGTTAGGAATGGTGTAATGGTAAGACTAGGTGAGCTACAAACTATACCCTGCGACATTCTAAATTGGGGATTAGATTGCGGAGCTATCATAGTGGCATTGTTATTTACCGTTCCCTGTGCGTTGCTAGATGGGCTTGCTACGGTTGTATTTGCTAAAACCTTTGTTGGACATAGGCAAAGTAAAACTATTGCCCAAACGTGGTTTCTACGGTGGTTGTAGTTGTTGTGTTTATTACCCTGTTGATTGTGGTTATTGTGTCTAGTCCGGGAGAAATTATTGATTCGACCAAACTGAAAGGCTGTCCAGAATTTACTACTTTCCATCTAGGCACACCTTCCAACGTAGGACTTGTATATGAAAAGTTAATTCCATTAACTGTTTGCGTAGCTTCTGCCGTAGGAATTGAATTAATATAGCCATTAACATCTGCACTTTCTATGTTCGTGCCTGATACGCTCAGAGAATATCCTGTGCGGAACTGGTGGCTTACTATATTTTCTGTTACTACAGATTGGCTCTGAGAATTTGTGCTTGAAGATCCTGTACGAAACGTTGGTACTACTGGGTTTGCAAGGGTTTTGACAGGAAATAATATTATTAATAGCAGCCAAAATTTAGTCAATGGTAATTTGCACAGTAGTAGACCCGATGCAACTAGAACCAGATCCAAATGCACCACTACAAGTATGAACACCTGATGACAATGAGGTCATGCTTCCAGACCCCAGAGTTCCTCCAGAACCTACAGTTGTTTGTCCCGACAGATGAGGTAATGCTGCTATGCCTGACGATGGTGTAATTGCACTTGGAGTCGCATCTCCAATAGTCACCGCTTCTGTAAGCGAGAAAGCAGATCCCGATGTTGTGATAGCTTTATCAGTTTGTATAAGAGCCGGCACACCTGCGGTCAAGCTGCCTACATTTAATCCACCAATCGCACCAGAGGTAGTGCTACCACCAGAAGTTACAGAAGGAGTTATGTTATTACCTGATATTGAATATGTCGTACCTAATTTATTCGTAACGGAATACGGCATATCTACAGTAATCTGGGCAGATGTCGTAAATTTTTGCGTTATGTCTGCTAGTGCTACAGAAGGACTAAACAGTAACAGTAATGCTAATAGTTTTTTCATGTTTTTGGTTTAGTAGAATCAACTTTAACAACGTCTGGTTTTGACGTTATAAGCTCGATTGGTTGACGAATTATAATGGTTGAAGTGCCACCACCAGAGTCACCAATCACACCGTTTTCATTTTCTTTCTTTTTCTTTTTTGCTCCTTGTGCTGCATTAACACTTATACCTAATCCACCTAAAATATTACCGAGAAGCCCTGCTGCGAAGGTCGAATCCACACGAGGTTGGTCT